GTGTGTTACAAACCGGACGGAAGCAAGGCCGAAGCCAATGTGCTGCACGAGCTGTTGAAGCAGCAGGCGGAAGCGAATGAGCGGAAAGAAGCCGCTGAAGAGCATGGCGGATACTACGAAGAGCACTACAGCGGGGCGGTGCAGCCAATCGAGCTGATGCAGGCACAAATGAGCCATGAGGAATTTCGAGGCTTTCTGGTCGGCAATATCGTCAAGTATGCCAGCAGACTGGGCAAGAAGGATAATCCGAAAAAAGAGGCGACGAAAATCCTGCGCTATGCCGAGTGGCTGGTGAGCCATGAGCGCGGCGAGACGATTGATCCGCGAAAGTGAGATGAGCATCATGAAATACACGATTGAACAGCTAAAAAACGCAGCGAGAGTGCTCAAAGAGACTTGCGGAGAGCACTCCAACGACTGCTGGGAATGCCCGCTTGGGCAGGTAGACGACTGGGGAGACCATACATGCATCCTGGACGGCGAGTGGCCGGAGGGGTGGGACGTAGGCAGAATCGGGGAGGCAATGAGCGATTGAAAAAGTGTAAGCAATGCGGGCGGCTGATACCGGATGGCGAGGAGCGCAGGAATTCATTCTGCTCTCAAAGCTGTTATAAGCGATATTACCGGCTACGCTCTCAGGGCATCATTCCTCGCAACAATGACGGACCGATTATACGAGAATTCGACTGCCGCCAGTGCGGCCATCATGTCATCGTGCGTGATCTGCACGACAAGCGGACGGTGTTCTGCCAGCGCGCGTGTGAAGAGAAATACTGGAAACATGGCTATCTGAAGGACACAAGCCACCGGCCAAGCGCTAACATCGGCTTGTCGGGCGGTATGTCGCTCGGCAGCCTTATCCGCAGAGAACGTCGGGACTTGGATTAAGAGGTGAGTACAAGTGCCATCAAGCCCAGAAACGAGAAACAGACAATATCATACCCGTGTGGCCAACGGCATATGCCCGGAATGCGGGAAAAGCAGACCATTGCCGGGGAAGGTACTATGCGAACCATGCTTGAAGAAGCGCAAGACCGGCATGACCTCGGAGAAAAGAGCTAAGCAGGCGGCTGAACAGAGAGAAACGCGGAAGTGGTATAAGGAACATGGCATATGCCCCAGTTGCCGCAAAAATACGCCGGCGCCAGGGCGCGTATACTGCACCAGCTGCCTGGAGAAGATGGCAGCTGCCCAGCGTGAGAAGCGGAGCAGGATGACGCCCGAAGACCGTGACGCCGCTAATGAGCAGCGCCGTGAGCGCTACAAGCGCCTGAAAGCTGCTGGCATATGTACGAAATGCGGCCACCGCGAAGCGCTGGCAGGGCATGTCCTTTGCTTTGAGTGCCAGCTGAAAGCGAGAAAGATGCAGACGACGATCCGCCGCAGAAAAGGAATTCTGCCAAGGGAAGGAGCGGACGTATGCTCATTCTGCGGCGCACCGGTAATGCCGGGCAAGAAAGTTTGCGCCAAACATTATGAATGGCTGAAGAAGCAGGCAGCGATGATGCGCGAAAAAGGCGGCCATAGCAAACAAGCCGAGGGAGTCGATGCCTTTTGGCGGCTGCATAAGGCTGGGAGGGCAGGAAAGGGGAACCTACATGAGCGACATGCTTGATATCTACATATACGAGAACATCCACGACCACAGCCGGTACCGGATATGCTGCCTGGATAACAGATACGTGATCGGCCGGAAACGTCCCCGCGGCGCCAGATACCGGCTGGCCTGCCTGTCCGGCGTGTATGGCCGGAGATACCGGAAACCGGATACGTGCCAGGAAAAGCTGGACACGTGGGCGGATGAGCATGAGTGCCGCATGGTCGAGGCGCATAGCATCAATCCGGAGCTGCTGAGCGAGTGCCCGGATTACTGTTTGACCAAGTAACCATGAAACGGGCGGTATAGCAAGAAAGGCGTCAGGTGCAATAGCCAGGCGCCTTTGCGCTTGCCTGCCGGTAAGCCGGAAGAAAGCGGGCGGTGGTCCGTTTGACGGGCTTGCTAAAAGGATTAAAGTTACGACGTATAACCTGCATAACCATACAGAAATCAAGGGCTGGGGCTGATGATGCTGGCAGCCAGGAACGGGTGAGATCATGAGCTATGTAGAGAAAGATTGGCAGTCGAGAGATTCCAGAGTCATCATCAAGGATAAGTACCATACCCAGAGATATTCTCCTACAACTCCATTGGTGAAAGAGCGGAGAAAGAAGAGTACGTCAGCGAGTACTGCTCAGCAGATTATGATTAACATGCGTCATCGTACCGATAGACTTAACCGGCTTATCTTAGATAATTTCTCTGCCGGAGATTGGTGGGTGACGTTCACGATCAGCAAGCAGGTCAGCCTCGAGAAGTTCAAGGATGCGTATGAAAAGATGATGCGCAAACTGCGTGATGAATACCGGAAACTCGGAGCCGAGCTGAAGTATATAACCGTGAAAGAGAACATTAATGGCAAAGGAAGACTGCATGGCCATATGCTGCTGCCGAACATCGCGTTCACTGAGTTGCAGAGAATCCTGAAGAAAGCGTGGAAGCTCGGGAACTGCAATATCAAGCCATACGGCGGAACAGCGCTCGACGCCAAGCAGCTGGCCTCGTACATCACGAAAGAGGATACTGCCGAGACGAAGCTCCTGAAGCGTATCAAAGCCGAGAAGGATAAAGCGGACAAGGAGACGCTGAAAAAGCTCGATGAAGACATCAAAGCCGAGCGATCGAGCATCTGCACGAGCCGCAATCTCATCCGGCGCGAGCCGAAGAAGCGCATCGTCAAGCGGGCGGAGACCTATTCCGACGCGCCACGCGCACCAAAAGGCTACCACATCGTCAAGCAACTATCCTATAGCGGCTATACGGCTGACGGCTATCCCTACCAGCACACGGTATTCGAGCGAGGGGACCAGACATGCATACACTGAGGCGCCAGGAAATCAATGAGCGGCGAGCCCTGAAATGGTATGGGCAGAACCGCATCAATATCATAGATTGGGAGAATCAGAAGCACGCGAAAGCCGCGCGCACTATGAGCAAGAGTGAATTCGTGAGGAGGATGGTGCATGACATCGATGCGAGACATAAGACGGAGCATGACGAGCCGGATGAACAACTCGGCCGGCCGGATGCTCGAGATGATGATTGAAGGAGCAGCCAAACAATATCAAGCACGAGGACAGATGATGCTGGTGAAAATGCCGGAGCCGTTCCGCGTCATCAGGAACACCGATCGGGGACGCGGGCGGGCGCAGGTACAGTTCACGGCCAGAGCCCAGCCGGATTTCATCGGCTGCCTGGCGGGCGGCCGTATGGTCGTGTTCGAAGCCAAGCACACAGCGCGAGCCCAGATCAAGCAGGATGCGGTCACGCCGACACAGGCCAGGGCGCTCGACGCCTACGCGCAGATGGGCGCATGGGCGGGCGTATGCTGCCAGCTGAGTGGAGGCGGCGAGGTGACATCATATATGGTGCCGTGGCAGGTGTGGAAGAATATGAAGACGATTTTTGGCAAGAAATCGGCCGGCCAGGAAGACCTGAGACCATTCAAAGTCCGCACCGGCGCGGTGGTATATTTTGGTGATGCTATAGGAGGAGAAAGCAAATGAACAAAGTAGTGCTGATCGGCAGGCTGACGCGCGACCCGGACTGCCGGGTAACACAGTCAGGGACGCCGGTGACGACATTCACGCTGGCGGTAGACCGGCCATACCGGGATGACGGGAGCCATCAGGCGGACTTCATACCGATCGTGACATGGAACAAGCTGGCAGACATCGCTGGCAAGAATCTGACGAAAGGCCGGAGGGTAGCAATCGAGGGCCGGATACAGGTCCGCCGCTACACGGCTCAGGACGGAGAAAGCAGATACATGACGGAAGTCATCGCGAACGCGCTGGAATTCCTGGACAGCCGCCAGGAAGGGACACCGGGCCAGCCGGCAGCCAGTAACCAGCCGGATGAGGACATCCCGTTCTGAAGGAGTGAGGAAAATGATGGCATTGTGTTTCATCGCGGGCCTGTTCACGGGCAGCATCGGAGCGACGCTGATACTGGGGCTGTGCCGGATGGCCGATGATGGCCGGGATGACTAAAAAAGAAAATGAAAGAGGAAAAGATAAAATGAACATGATTTATATCTCTCATCCATTCACCGGAGATCAGGAAAGAAATCGGCAGGATTCCATCCGGATACAGGCCGAACTTCAAAACGACAATCCGGACGAAGTGTATATCAATCCGCTACGCATGTTCGAGCAGGCCGATTATTATCAAGTGCTGGCTCAATGCTTCGAAGTGCTGTCTCGCTGTGATAAAGCAATATTCTGCAAAGACTGGGAAAAGTCGTGGGGCTGCCAGGCGGAGATGGCATATTGCATCGCGCACAATATCCCCGTCGAGACCTGCGAATCCTGAGCGGGCGGCTGGCTAAATATGCAGGATGGCAATGGAGAGATGGACGTATGCTACATATATTAGAAGAAATCAGACGCGGGCGGCTGCTGCATCGGATACAGCCGCTGAGCCACATCAAGAAACGGGGACGCAGAAAGAGAGCCCGGGCCAATAAAAAGCGAGAGGGGAGACGATGCAGATGAGCGAGACGGGAGTGTGGTTCTGCCAGGAGTGCCGGACGATGATGGAGCACCACGAGGAAGGATTCGATAAGTGTCCGAGCTGTGGAGCCGAGGCGTGGCCATCGGGAGAGGCCAGCTACCAGCGCGAGCGGCCGAAAGCTGCGGCACTCGCACAGAAGATCCATGGCGTATGGTACTGCCAGCGCTGCCGCGTGCCGATGGTGCCAGTGGATGGAGACTACTGCAAGTGCCCGGAATGCACGGCTGAGGTGTGGTACGGAACGAAGAAGCGAGACGGGCAGGCAGACATGCAGGAGCTCATGGAGACAACAGAAGAGTTTCCAGTCTTTCTTCACGCTGGGGAAGTCTGCATGGGAACGGGTGGCGGGCGTCCTGCGAGAGGAGGAGGCTCACACAGTGGGAAGAGCAGGCACAAAGCCAACATGCAGAAGCCGACGACAGAAGAGTTATACAGGAGGCTGTGCAACAGTTGACAAGCGATGGCAACTGCGATACAATAAGAGTCGTAAAAGACTGCACAGCAACATGGCCGTCCGCATTTAGCGGGCGGCCTTTTATAGTGCCCAAAAACAAGGGCGGTGGCCACGGATGGTTGTTGCAGCCGATCGCCGCCGCCAATCGTCACAGAACACGCAGCGCGCAGCAGACTGCATCCCCCGGGGTGCTTGGGTCCTTCTGAAGGCCAGCAGCTGCACGGGTCTGCGAGTCGCGGGCTTTGTTTGCTTGAAAATTAAAAAAACAGCTTGACAATCTGACAAAACGAAGGGAGGGAGCCCGGATGCCTGAGGGGTCGGGCGCGGGCGCGCGCGAAACAGAAGAAAAAAAGTTCATTTTCTCGACAGCGGATACGTGTGAATTCTTCGGGATATCACGCGAGACATTGTCAACCTGGCAGAAGAAAGGCGCTCCGAAAGAGGCCCGCGGGAAATGGGACATAAAAGCCGTCATGGAATGGCGATACGATGGCCGGCATGTGGACAGCCCGGAAACGCGGAAACTCAAGGCAGAAGCCGATCTCAAGGAAGCGAAGGCAGCACAGGAAAAGATAAAACTGGGCGTCACGAAGGATGAATTCATCCACACGGATGTCATGAAAGCGGAGCTGATGCGGCTGTTCGCGAACATGAAGAAATCGCTGCTGGCTATCAGCCACGACGTAGCGGCAGACATGGCTACGCTGGATGCAGAGGCAGCCGAAATCGCAAAAAGCAAGGTTGACAAAAGAATCCATGACGCGCTGCAGGAGCTGACAGAAGGGAGGAACTACCGTGCCAAAGCCAAGAAAAAGGCGAAATGAGCTGAACTATCCGGAATGGATTATGGATGCTCTGGCCGTACTGAAACCTCCCGAGAAGCTGACGGTATCTGAGTGGGCGGACAAGTACAGAATCCTGTCTGAGCTCGATAGCGCGGCCCCTGGACACTGGCATACAGCCAAAACGCCATACCTGAAAGACGTCATGAACGCTTTCAACGATGATTCAGTCCACGACATCACATTTTGCGCCGGGACACAGCTGGGCAAGACATCGGCAGAGCAGAATATGCTCGGGTATGCCATCGCGCAGGACCCGGGGCCGATGCTGATCGTCTACCCGACGAAAGAGCTGGCAAAATTCACGAGTGAGAAGCGCCTGCAGCCGATGTTTCGGCTGTGTGCATCCCTGGCGGCAAAGTTCGATGAGCGGCGTAGCCAGGATTTGGAGCTGAATTTCGGCGATATGTACATCGCACTCATTGGCGCCAACAGCGCGGCAGGGCTGTCAAGCCGCCCAGTCCGGTATATTTTCTTCGACGAGATCGACAAATTCCCGAAATGGAGCGGCGCAGAGGCGGGGCCATTGGAGCTGGCGGCAGAGAGAACGAAGACGTTCTACAATCGCAAGGTCGTGAAAGTCTCCACGCCGACGCTCAAAACAGGGAATATCTGGCAAGGGTGGCTGCATGCAGACATCCAGTACCGCTACTACCTGCCCTGCCCGCATTGCGGAGCCTATCAGGTGCTGGAATTCGGGCAAGTCAAATGGCCGAAGGAAGCGGATGAGACAGAGGCTCGCGAAAGCGCCTGGTATGAGTGCAAATATTGCCATGAGATCATCGACAACAGGCAGAAGCCGTCGATGTTACGTCACGGAGAATGGCGCGGGGAGAGAAAGGCGAAGGGACGCGTACATAAAGTCGCTTATCACCTGAACTCGATCTACAGTCCATGGCTGTCGTTCGGCGATGTAGCCGCGAAATTCATAGCGAGCAAGGATGATCCTGCACTGCTCATGAACTTCGTCAACTCATGGCTGGCTGAGCCGTGGGAAGACAGGTCCAGCCGGATGAAGTCCGACGTAGTCATGAGCAAGGCGCTGCCGTACGAGCGCGGGCGGATGCCGTCAGCGGCACAACTGCTGACATGCGGCATCGACGTTCAGCTCGATCACTTTTATTTCGCTGTGCGCGCCTGGGGACCGCATCTCACGTCATGGCTCGTCGATTGGGGACGTGTAGAGACGTGGGCAGACCTCGAGACGGTCATCAATCGCAACTATGCAGACATGGATGGCGAGATACACAACGTGAATCTCGCTTGTATCGACTCTGGCTACAATACCGACGATGTCTATGCGTTCTGTGCGGCTCACATGGATGTGCTGGTGCCGACGAAAGGCAGCGCTACACCGCTCAAAAGCCGGTATAGCGTCACAGTGTTAGACAAGCGCCAGGCCGGTTTCGGGCTCAGGCTTTACGTCATGGACCCGAACCAGATGAAGAACTTCATCGCATCGCGCATGAGCATCGATGCTGGCGCGCATGGGAGCTGGAACGTCTACAAGGACATCGAACGGGAGTATGCAGATCAGGTTTGCGCCGAGCAACGGGTTGAGAAAAAGGACAAAAAGGGCCATGTATCGACCGTGTGGGAGAAAATCAGCAGTCATGCAGCGAACCATTTGCTCGATTGTGAGACAAATAATACGCTCGCGGCAGAAATCCTCGGTGTGCGCTACCTGATGGAGCCGGAAACGGCACCACGGGAGGAAAATGAGCCGGAAGATGACTGGCTGCACGTCAAAGATGACTGGATATCGTCGTGAAATGAAAGGAGGTGGACAGTTTGGAGGAACAAGAAGTACTGCAGGCGCAGCTTGAAAACGTGCGGGCGGCCATAGCGGCTGTCGAAACAGGCGCCCAGTCGTATAAAATCGCGAACCGGAGCGTTACCAAGGCAGATTTGGCTACGCTTTACGCGCGAGAGAAGTCACTGAAAGCCGAAATAGCCCGCGCAACGGGCGGCGATATGTATTTCGCCGAACTGGGACGCCTATGATCAAGATGCTGGAACGGGCCATCGCGGCTATTTCTCCTCAGTGGGCGTGCAATCGAGCTTTTTTTGCCGAGAGCCTGCGCGCCTACGAGGCTGGCGAGGTGAACCGCTTCAATGACGGCTGGATGCCGATCAACGAAGATACCGAGAACTCGGATAAGCCCCAGCGGGACCTCATCAAGGCGCGAGCAAGGTATCTCGAGAACAATAGCGACATTGCTGAGGCTGCCATCGGCGGTATCGTGCGCAATGTCGTAGGCACAGGCATCAAACCGCAGGCGAGGACAGGGAGCGAGGCACTGAATTCCCGTATTGAGGCACTATGGCGCGAATGGACGCGCCCTGAGAACTGTGATGTTACGGGGCAGCAGAGCTTTCCAGAGCTACAGGCATTGCTTTTGCGCCGGAAAGTTGTCGATGGCGACATTTTCGTCAAGAAAGTTATCGACAAGCAGGCAAAATTCCCGCTGAAACTACAGATCATCAAGTCTGACTTGCTGAGCCAGTACTACATCACGAACCCGAAAACAGGGAACGTCATCCGCTCCGGAGTCGAGCTTGACGACCATCTGAAGCCGGTCGCGTATTGGGTGAACAAGAAGACGCCGGATGGATTCGTCATGTACGATCCTGACCGTATCTTGGCGGAGAATATGATACATCTCTGGACACGGAGACAGCCGGATCAGGTGCGCGGCGTGTCAGACCTGGCACCAATCATCAAGCGACTCAAAGAGACGCAGGATTATCTGGACGCTGAGACCATTGCGGCAAAAATCGCCGCCTGCTTTTCCGTGTTCATCACGACCGAGACCGGTAGCCCGGGCATGGTTGGGCGGATGAACAACGTGAAAGACCCCGAAGGAAAGAAACTGCAGTCCATCCGTCCTGGCATGATTAAATATCTGCAGCCGGGTGAGAGCGTATCGACGGCGAACCCATCGCGCGGCATCGCAAACGCGAAGGACTATGTATCGATACAGGAACGGCTCGCAGGCGCAGGACTTGGACTGTCGTATGAGCTCATGAGCCGTGATTTCAACCAGTCGAGCTTTTCAGCCGCCCGTCAGGGTATGCTGGAAGACAGAAAGACGTTCGAACCGATGCAGGACTGGCTTTCCGGTCACCTTTGCGGCCCGATATATCGCGACTGGATGGATATGTGCGTCATGGCAGGGCTGCTTGATATACCGGATTATTTCGTGCATCGGGAGGACTATCAAGCGGTCGAATGGGTGACGCCTGGCTGGGCATGGATTGACCCTCAGAAAGAGGTCAGCGCAGATATTGCGGCTATCCAAAATGGCGGTAAAACGCTGGCGCAGTGGTGTGCAGAGCGTGGATACGACTGGCGGGAGCAGCTAGAGCAGATGGCGCTTGAAAAGAAGACGGCAGAAGAACTCGGTCTGACTCTTGCGATACATACGCCAGTATCTGTGCAGGCCGCCATGAGCAATCATACCGAACAGCCTAAAGATCAAGCCGGAGACGGCGGAAAGGAAGAAAGCGAAAACGATGAAAGCGAAGAAAAGGAATGAGGCAGAGATTCACAACCTGCGTCGCGACACTTTCGATGACGCAATACTCTGCCGCGCAGATGATGTGCCGGGCGAGGCAACAGACGATGAAGCCGTGGCCGATGATCGTCGCGTAACACTGTCGCTATCGAGCGAGGAGCCGTACAAGCGGTGGTTCGGTACGGAAATCCTCTCGCATGATGCAGAGGCTATCGACCTGTCACGGCTCGAAGATGGCGGCGTAGTGTTGTTCAACCACAACCCGGACCATGTATTGGGAAAGATTCTCTCGGTATCACTCGACGAAAAGGCCAGAAAGCTGCGTGCTGAGGTTGAATTTGATACCGACGACGAGGCAGATCTGATTTATAAAAAGGTCCAGTCGGGGACGCTCAAGGGCGTATCCGTAGGATATAAGGTGGACGTATGGGAGGAAGTCGCGAGGGACGCGAAGAGCGAGGACGGTAGATTCGTCGGCCCGTGCGACATAGCAACTCGTTGGACACCGTATGAGATATCTATCGTATCCGTTCCGGCCGACAACAGCGTCGGCATCGGGCGGATGTATGAACTAGGAGGAGATGGAACAATGGAAAATACCCCGAAAGAGCCTGAGACGATGCAGAAGGACGCCGCAGGTATCGAAACCAAAGAAGAGCAGGACAAAGCCGTACGCGCGGCCATGCTCGACGAGCGCAAGCGCGTACAGGAGATTGGCGACATGTGCCGCCAGTTCGGTGTGGAGGCAGACAAATTCATTGCTGATGGCACCTCAGTAGACGCGGCGCGGGCGGCAGTCATGGAGAAGCTGGCGCAGGAGCGCACGGCGCAGAACGTGACGGTACAGGCAGACGAGGCGGATAAATTCCGCGCAGCTGCTGTAGACGGACTTTCACTGCGCGCAGGCATGCAGGTGGAGCGTCCGGCCGACGGCGCTGATGAATTCCGCGGCATGAGCCTCGTACGCCTTGCCTCGGAGGTGCTGTCGATGGAGGGCAAGAGCGTCCGCCACATGGATGACATGCTCATCATGCGCGAGGCACTGACCGGCACGGGCGCATTCCCCGGCATCCTCTCGAATGTTGCGAACAAGAGCCTCGCACAGGCATATCAGCTCGCCCCGACGACGTTCCAGGACTGGACGGCAAAGGGCAGCAACAAAGATTTCAAGACAGCGACGCGCTACAGGCTGTCAGAAGCACCGTCCCTTGAAAAGATTAACGAGAACGGCGAGTTCAAACATGCAGCGCTCACGGAAGATGGCGTGACTACGAAAATCGAGAGCTATGGCGCTACGTTCTCCATCACGATGCAGGCCCTCATCAACGATGACCTCGGTGCACTGAGCCGCCAGCCGACAGAGTTCGGCATCGCCGCCCGCCGTGATATCAATGAGCGCGTATATGCTGTCCTGAGCAACAACGAATCGTTCCAGGGGACGCCACTTTTCGACAAGAAGCATGGCAATGTTCAGAGCGCCGCGCTCGACGTAGCTGGCCTCGGAGTTATGAAAGCGGCAATGGCACGCCAGACGAACATCGCAGGAAAGCAGAAGCTGAATATCCAGCCGGCGTTCCTCATCGTACCGCCGGAGCTCGAGGTCCAGGCAGCACAGCTCATCCATTCCGTCGTCGATCCGTCGAAGAACAACGCGGCAGTCAACCCGTTCGCAAACAAGCTCACGGTCATATCCGATCCGGAGCTCGTGGACACGAAGACGTTCTACATGGTGGCAGCACCTGGCTATGTACCGACCATCGAAGTCACCTACCTCAACGGGCAGGAGACCCCGACCATCGAGAGCTCCATCCAGTTCGACACGCTCGGCATGAAATGGCGTATCTACCAGCATGTCGGCGTGAATCTCGTCGATTATCGTGGCATCCAGAAGAGCACGATTGCATAAGGAGGTATGAATCATGGCAACAAAAACGGCATTTGCTGAGTATGTGCAGGCCGGTGAAAACATCGACTACACGGCAACTAGCGATGTAGCGTACCTGCAGGTCGTCCCGCTCGTCTCACGCATCGGCGTGGCACTCGAGGCCATCGCGAAGGGGGAGACCGGCACGGTAACACTGACGGGAGCGTTCCGCCTGCCGGCAGCGACAGGGGCTGCGCTGTCTGTCGGCACGAAGGTCTATTGGGACGCGGCCGCTGGAAACGTAACAGCAACGGCCGGCGATATCGTTGCCGGCATTGCTGTCGAGGACAAAACGGAGGCCGGTACGACTGTCGTCGTGCGGATTAACTGAAATGTCTTTCCGGGATATGGTGGCGGCAGACGTCGAGAACGTCTTTTTGAATCCCGAGGAATTTGGGGAGACACACGATCTCAACGGAGTTACCTGCACCTGTGTCATCGCAAATGACGCCACTTATGACAGGGAAGCGAGACTGAAAGATGGGAAGCGAACGCCTGATGGGCTGCACGGAGATTATCTGACGGTATGCGTCAGAAAGTCGGACCTGCAGAGAGTGCCTAAGCAGGGGGACAACTTCAAAGTCGACAAAAAGCGTTATACCGTAGATAGCTGCGCGGACGACATGGGAATACTGACCATCACGCTCGGCGCGTATCGCATGGGAGGCGGATTGATGTGATTGAGATAGACGATGGCGGCAGTATCGAGCGGGCGGCTGAGCTGCTGCGAGGGCTGCCAGGCGCTATCAACAAAGTCAGCCGCAAAGCGGCACGGGCGGCGATCAAGGGCATCAAGAAAGAAGCTGTCAATCAGGTGTCCGAGCACTATACGATACAGCGCGGTCGGATAGGCAAGAATATGAGGGCAAGGCTCAAGGGCATGGGCGCTGAGTTCATTGCCCGAGGCCCCGTGAATGACCTGTCGTATTTCAAGCATAATCCCCGCAGCGTTCCTAGACGCCGCCCGCCGGCTGGCACATATCTCTATAGTCAGGTAGTGAAAGGACAGGGCGGCACGATAGCACATGCGTTCCTGGCTAAGATGCGGAGCGGTCATGTGGGCGTGTTCCGCCGTACAGCCGGGAACAAGTCCCTGCCGATTGCCAAGCTGTCCGGCCCATCAACGCCTCAGATGCTGGAGAACCCTGTTATCAGGTCATATCTGGAGAAGCAGATGGCCGACCGCTTTACTCAGGCCATAGAAGCAGGTACAGCCGAAGCATTAGGAGGCAAATCATGATACCTACATTGCTGATTGAGGCAGTAGCGACCGAAGTAGAAGCGGCGGTCAAGGACTATAAGCTGAGTGCGGAGAACCAGGACGACAAGAAAGTTACCGTATATCGGCAGCATATACCGAACGAAGCATTCGAGGACGACAGCTATTACCCGCTGGCAATCGTGTCCTATCAGGACAGTACTGACGCTGAAAACGGCAGCACTGCTACGATAGGCATAACATTCGGCGTGTATGGCGAAGATAAGAACGCATGGCGCGATCTGCTGTCAATCATGGAGCGCACGCGCCAGCGCTTGCTTATCTATCGCAAACTGGATGACAGATTCCGGCTGATATTGCCGTCGAAGTTCGAGACCATAGAGAATCAGCCATATCCTTTCTGGTTTGGATATGCGACTCTAGCTTATACGATTGCGCAGCCGACAGAGGAGCTAGCTGGAGACTGGCAGGCGATCATGGAGGAGGATAATGCATGAGCGCGACAAGCGGGAACAGGCGCAGAGCCAAGACCTCTGAGCCGACGATAAAGAATGTTGTATATATAGGGCCTAATCGCCTACTGGACGGTCTGAAGCGCTACACGGTATATCGCGAGATGCCATCTGAGCTGGTTGCCACGGCATCCGCGAAATACAAGAATGTGGCGAGGCTGTTCGTGCCCATAGATAATCTTGGCCAGGCCATGAAAGATGCCTCTACAAAAGGGACACCTATAAATCTGGCCTATCGTGAACTTGAAAGAGGGGAATAATCAATGGCATACAAACATGGAGTATACACACAGGAGAATCCAACCAGTCTGGCGACTATGACTCAGACTGACAGTGGCCTGATAGTGGCGTTCGGCACGGCCCCGCTGCATCTGGCAACGAACAGTGCAGGAGCCAATAAGCCGGTACTCTGCTATACGTACGCAGAGGCAGTGAAACAGTTCGGATATTCGGATGACTGGAAAAAGTACACGCTGTGTGAAGCGATGAAGTCACAGTTCGCGCAGTTCAACATGGCACCGATCGTGCTGGTGAACGTGCTTGATCCGAGCAAACACAGTCAGGCGATTACCGACAAGGCGACAGCTATTGCTAATGGCGTCGCAACCGTATCGGATGCGGTCATGCTGGACACGCTCAAGGTAGCAATCAGCGCCGAAGGGACGGCGCTCACGAAGGATACTGACTACACGGCCGCATTCGACGATGACGGCAACCTCGTAGTAACTGTCATATCGGGCGGAGCTATACCGACTGGCACCGAGCAGTTGTACCTGTCATACACCATGCTCGACCCGTCCAAGGTGGAAGCATCGGACATTGTTGGCGGCGTAGACACCGCGAGCGGCAAGGCTACCGGCCTGGAGCTCATGGATGAGATATATCCGCGGTTCGGAATCGTACCGGGTATCATCATCGCGCCGGGATGGAGCAGCGATGTGAACGTAGCATCAGTGATGCGCGCCAAGACCAGCAACATCGATGGCCACTTCAACGCAATCTGCCTCTGCGACATACCGACGGATACCGTGAAATCGTATACGGCTGCCGGTGAGTGGAAGAACAAGAATGCTACCGCTGAGAAGAACTGCGCCATGTGCTGGCCGAAGATCAAGCTCGGTACAGATGTCTATCACTTGTCCACCCAGCTTGCCAGTGTTATGAACTATACCGACAGCCAGCATGACGATATCCCGTACTACTCGCCATCGAACAAAAACCTGCAGGCAGACAGCGCCGTACTTGATGACGGAACAGAGGTTTACCTGAGCTCGGCACAGGCAGCTTACCTGAATGGCCAGGGCATCGTGACGGCACTTAACTTCATCGGCGGCTGGAAGAGCTGGGGCAACCGCACGGCCGCCTATCCGTCGAATACCGACGTCAAGGATAATTTCATTGTTCAGCGTCGTATGTTCAACTGGGTCGGAGCTACGCTCATCACGACGTTCTGGAGCAAGATTGATGATCCGGCGAACAAACGCCTGATTGAAACGGTAGTAGATAGCGCGAACATCTGGCTGAATGGCCTGACCGCTAAAGGCGCACTGCTGGGCGGAGCGGTAGAATTCCGCGACGAAGATAACACGACAACCGACCTGATGGATGGCATTCTGCACTTCCATGTGAAGATGACGCCGCCATCACCGGCCCGCGAAATCGAGTTCGTGCAGGAATATGATACAAGCTATATTGCGACGCTGTTCGCGTAATTGAGGAGGCGGAATAATGAGCACAGTAAATCTTATCCAGGATAAAAGCATCACTTATGAGGTATTCAAAGACGGCGACCGGAAGCTGGGCACGACAGAGATAGCTCTGCCATCGCTCGAGCCCAAGACCTCCACACTGTCCGGTGCCGGCATCGGCGGCGAGATAGAGATGCCGACACCGGGCCAGCTCGGCAGCACGGAGGTCGAGCTGACGTGGCGTACCATAACGGGCAACAACACCGAGCTGATGGGCATGGACGCGCAGGACCTGGAGCTGAGGAATGCAAACGAAACCTATGATGCCGGTACTGGCAAAATCGGAGTCGACGCAATCAAAATCAACCTGCGTGGATTCTTCAAGAAAGGCGACCTCGGCAGCCTGAAGCCTTCCGATCACACCGACACAAAGACCACGCTCGAGGTCATATATATCAAAGTATCAATCAACGGAGAGCGCAAAATCGAAATCGACAAGCTGAACTACATTCACTATGTCGATGGCAAAGACTATATGGCCGCCGTAAGATCGGCCTTGGGACTGTGAGATAGGAGGATGCCCGTATGGCAGAAAGTAAAGCAACTCTGAATTTTGACAATCTGGAAGCACAGCTCATGGAGCTCAAGGCAAGCGACTTCATGGCGGCGGAAAGAGAATGCCGCATGGCAGCCGATCCCACTCCGGACATTTCTCAGAGCACCGGCTTTGCGGCCCGCCTGGCGGCTCGCGCTGTCGGCGCCAAATATGATGAGGTCAAAGCGCTGTCGCTGCAGGAGTTTTTCGCTGTTACCATGAGGGTGAAGGCTTTTTTACTGAAACCTTTGGGCGAGAAGATCATCAGCGAGAACAGCTGACGCCGGCTCAGAAGCTCCGGGAAATCATCTACGCGCTACATGAAATCGCCCCACCTGATTTTTGGCAGGGCCAGTCCATGTATGAACTCATGGACTGGCTGAGGGTGATTGAGAAAAAAGCAAAAAAATAAGGCCCCATGCGGGGCCGGGGATAAAATATCAAGCGGCAAATTCGCAAGCGCTTGCCGATTTGATATTTTATGGAACACAGGGACAGAGAATCAAGAGCGAAGGCCTGTTATAAGACCGTAGATAGCGCCTGATATGGCGGCAAGTAGAAGCAGCACGCCGAAGCAGAATACGAAGAAAAGTATGATGCTCATGGTACGCACCTCCATAACATTGATAAAAACGAATCACTATCTAGTTATATTATAGCAGAAAGGAGCTGGAATAGATGGCGGCAGGAAAAATATTTGCTATTTCTTTTGCTATAAATGCCATCATGGGCGGCGCGTTTTCGTCTACTATGAGCCGTAGCTCCGCGGCTATGAATAGGCTGCAAGAACGGACACGTCAGCTGAATGCTGAGCAGAAACGACTGGACGGCACGTGGCAGCAGTCAGCTGCTGCTGGCCGTACATTCGCCCGAACGGTGGCCGACCTGCAGCGGCAATATAGAGCAGGGACGCTCTCTGAAAGTCAGTACAATGCAGCTGTGGCTGCTGCGGCTGCTAAGATGCGCAACGGCGCTATAAGCGCCGAGCAATACCGACAAGCTCTGGCTAGTCTGCGGAGCGAATCTGCTCAGGCAGCGGCATCCATGAGGCGGCTGCAGGCAGCACAGGCTGCTAGGATTGCGGCTAATGCAAAAGTGTCGGCTGCCTGGGCCAATCTAACTCAGGTTGGAACCACGGCTGCAGCCTTTGCAGTTCCTATAGTAAATGCGGTTGAGACAGCGGCCAATTTTGAGGCCGCCATGAGCAAAGTGCAAGCCATCACGCGCGCCAGCGGCGATGATATGCAGAGACTGACTGCTGATGCCAGAGAGCTCGGCGCAACGACACAGTTCTCCGCAACACAGGCCGCAGAAGCTATGAGTTACCTCGGTATGGCGGGATGGAATGCTGAGCAGATTATGTCCGGCATGCCAGGTCTTCTGGCACTCGCTGCAGCGGGCGGTACAGATCTTGCCCGCACCGCGGATATCGTATCTGACGATCTGACAGCATTCGGCTTGTCCGCTGATCAGGCCGGCCACATGGCAGATGTATTCGCAGTGACAGTCACACGCACGAATACGAATGTAGAGATGCTTGGCGAGACGATGAAATACGCTGCGCCAGTTGCTCATGCATTCGGCGTGTCAATGGAAGAAACCGCGGCGCTGGCAGGTCTCATGGCCAACAGCGGCATAAAAGCGACTCAGGCAGGTACGGCGTTGCGGTCCGGATTCCTGCGACTTGCAGGCCCACCGAAAATGGCGCAGAAAGCCATGTCTGAGCTCGGCATGTCGATGTCTGACGTCACAGCACAGCAGCAAGAAGCGCGGGCGGCAATGGAAGCCCTCGGCATTTCTATGGAGGACGTGAATGGGCCTCGCAAGATGTCGGCTATTCTCACAGAACTTAGAAACAAGCTGCAGGGCTTGAGCAAGGACGAACAACTGGCGACGCTCAAAGCTATTTTCGGCACCGAGGCGGCGACCGGCTGGCTTGCTGTACTGGATGCAGGGCCAGAAACATTCGACAAACTTGTGAGCGAAATGGAGAACTGCGATGGCGAAGCCGAGAATATGGCTAAAGTCATGCAGAATAACGCCAAGGGAGCGTTTACCCAGCTGAAAAGCGCTATGGAAAGCCTGGCTATTTCAGCAGGCTCGATCTTCTTGCCTGCATTGACTGCAGTTATGCGCGCCGGAGCAGACCTGGCTGGTAATATCGCAGGCTGGATAACGAATCACCAAACGCTGGCAGGAGTGTTTCTGAGCATTGCCGCCGGGGCCACCACTGCAATAGCATCTTTCATGGCGTTTAAAACGGTGGCGGCTATATTCTCACTGGCAGCTGCATCTCTCAGAGAATATGCAATCATAACAAAAGAAACGGTTGTAGCACAAAGGCTCATGGCAGTGGCCACAGCCGCACAGACACGCGCTATAGTGGCGTTCAATGCCGTGGCTAACGGCGGCACATGGAGAAAGATTGGTCAGGAGGCAGCCATGGCATATGCCCGCCTGCGAGCCATCACATGGGCCGAGATAGGCGCATCCATGCGGCGGGGTATAGCAAGCGGCGTATCTTCAAGCATAGAGGCCATGAGACGGTTGCAGATAGCGACGACAGCTAGCGCAGCATCTACTAGAACTGGGATGTTAAGCGCGCTTACGGCTATACCGGGCAGAGCAAGCGCAGCCGCTCAGTCCATTATGACTATGGTCCGTAGCATTACCATAGCTGGAGTGCTGCAGACTGCGGCTAATGGATTCCGAGCGCTGGGCGCAGCTATCATGACAGTGTCACGGGCGGGGCTTGCTTTTGCTTTCTCTCCCCTGGGCATAGCCCTAATAGCTTTGGCCGGAGCGGCCTACTTGGTCTACTCTAATTGGGCTTCAGTGGGGCCGTTCTTTGCGGGACTGTGGAATCAGATAACCGCGGCATTTTCTGCGGCATGGACGATGATACAGCCTGCGCTTGCGAGCCTTTCCGAGGCTTTTGCACAGCTATGGACGGTATTGCAGACAACCATGGCACCACTTACGACGACGGTAATGACGGCGTTTTCTAGCATCCAGGCAGCGCTTACGCCGCTCATTTCTCCGCTGCTTACTCTGGCAGAAATTGTCGGAGGCGTACTACTCGGCGCATTCGTCGTATTCGCCAATGTAGCCGTTGGAGCGGTCGTCTTTGCCATCAATACGATTGCCGCGGTCATTACGGGTGTCGTAGGCATCATTACAGGTGTCGTCAATATCATCTCGGGCATTCTAACAGGCGATTGGTCTGCAGTTTGGGATGGCTTTGTCTCTATTGTAGAGAGCGCGGTCAGCATCGTCACAGGGATTCTGAGCGGCCTTGCAAATGCCGTCAGCGGTATCGTCTCTGGCATTATGAGTAGCATTAGAAGTGCTGCAGGAGCTGTATCGAGCATCGGATCAGGCGATGTAGCCAGTAATGCAAAAGGCGGAATCTACCGCAAGGGCGCATTCCTCACGACATTTGCCGAAGAGGGGCCGGAGGCGGCCATACCGCTTGACAGATCTGCAAGGTCGATATCCCTGTGGCAGGAAGCCGGGCGGATATTGGGGATGAACAACAGCGGCCCGTCGCCCACCTTGCAGGCAGCCCCGGAAAATGCGGTAGTAACCAGCGAGGCACCAGCCAACGGGGAGGCGCCAGCGCTGGTCCAGCGGCCGCAGATAGCTCCGGATCATTCAGCAGACGCTAGCGAAACGCCACCAGCCCCGGCACGCCAGTTGCAGCCAGCCGCGGGTTATGCAGAAACGGCCAGGAAGACGCCACCTAGCGAAGCGGCACCAGCTCCAGTGCGCCAGCTGCAGCTGGCTGCTGATCATGCGGAAACGGTCAGAGAGATACCGCATGAGGAGCAGCGGCCGCAAGCGGCTCTGGGGAACGACGCAGACGCTAGCAAAACGCCTATTGATGAGCTGGCATCTATTCCGGCACCACAGCCACAGACAGCTTCGGTGGATACAGCGAACACGGGCAGCAGAACTGCTGACGAACCGGCGCCTGTACCCACTCGGGATGAGCGGGCTTATGAGACTGCCCCGGCGCAACGGCCGCAGGTGTCCATAGAGAATACCGTAGTTGCTGGCAAGGAAAGCGCCGATGAAGGGAAGCCGACCACGGCACAACAACTACAGTCAGCTCCGGAAACTGTCATAACTATGCCAGCGATAAACATGAACCTGAATTTCTATGGCGATCAGAAGCCAGAGAACATAAAGCGGGCGGTCGTCGATGCCGGGCGGAAGATACAGAAATCGTTCGCCGAGCAAATGGAAGCATTCCAGCGGGAAAGAAGGCGGTTGGCTTATGAGTGATAGCTATAGGACGAAAAGCGGCGATACATGGGACTTGATAGCCTACAATGAGCTAGGCACATGTAAGTATACCCCGCTTCTCATGGATGCAAATCGTGAGTATATAGATACGGCCATATTTTCGGCTGGCACCATTCTGAATATACCGGATATCACCAAGAGCGCTGTAGTTAAAAACCTGCCACCGTGGAAGAAGGCGACAACATGAAAATATTAGCTCGCCGTGCATCAGTTAAGTGCTTGTACCAAGGAACGGATATAACCAACGACCTGCAGCCGTTCATAAAATCATTTACTGTACGCGAGGTCTTGAGCGGTGAAGCGGACAGTGCCGATATCACGCTTCAGGACCGTGAGGAACTATGGCAAGGCGACTGGTTCCCGGAAAAAGGCGACATGATGGACATCACACTGCATGTCGAAAGCTGGGACGGGATAAGTGATAACAATGACCTGCCGCTAGGGAAATTCGAGGTTGACGAAATAGAGAACAGCGGTCCGCCGAATGAAGCGAAAATAAAGCTGAATTCCATCCCCGAGGACTCAGCCCTCCGCGATATCGAAAAGACGCGGAGCTGGGAGAAAACGAAGCTGTCTCAGATAATCAAAGACGTTGCTGACGGGGCGGGGATGGAAAGCTTTTATGATACCGAGGATGATCCGCTGCAGGAGCGGGCGGAGCAATCCGAGCAGACGGACCTCTCTTTTCTCCAAAAAATATGCAAGGATGCAGGACTGGCGCTTAAGATATCCGACAAAAAGATAATAGTGTTCGATATAGCGAAATATGAGAAGGCGGCCCCTGTGATGGTAATCACTAAAGGGAATTCTCCCGTGATCAGCTTCACTAATCACGCAACTGTCCATGACATCTATAAAGCTTGCCACGTCAAATACAAGCACACGAAAAAAGACCAGCTCATAGAGTATACATTCACCGATCCGAATCGGGAAAAAGGATTGACCCTGCAGGTCAATGAAAAAGTAGACTCGATTGAAGAGGCTGAAAAGCTGGCTAAAAAGAGACTGCATGAAAAGAATCTCGAAGAATTCTCAGTATCGCTAACGATGATGGGAAACTTTTCGCTGCTGGCCAGCAATACCGTAGAATTATCCGGCTGGCACATCTATGACGGCAAATACCTGATTACGAAAAGCGAGCATGAGATAGGTAATGGCTATACTACGAAAATCGACCTGAGGAGGGTGATTGATGGATACTGATGTAGCACGTGCGCTGCGTGGCATGGTGAGGACCGGCACAGTAGTCAGTACGAACCCGGCCGCTGATACCGTCCGCGTAAGGTACGACGATAAAGATGGAGCAGTGAGCTATGAGCTGCATATCATGCATCGCTTCAGCGGCAAGAACAAAGACTACTGGATACCGGATGTTGGCGATCAGGTCGTATGCCTATTCGCGCAGAACGACAAGAATCTATCAACCGGCTGGGTACTCGGGAGCTACTTCAACGACAAACAGCCACCACAGGCCGCCAGCCAGGATGTTATGCGACTAGACTTTGCTGATGGCGGGTTCGTAGAGTACGACCGGGCGGCATCATCGCTTACGATAAACGTACCAGGCACAGTCACGATAAAAGGCGGAACAATCAACTTGAATTAAGATGGAGATGAATGCGATGCCGGCTGCAGCAAGATTGGGCGACAGTGAAGCAGGGACTTGTGACTTGGGCAAAAAGTGTTGCCCGCATGGAAGGAATGGAACGAATAGTGTCGTGTCGGGCAATGTGTTCATCAATGGGCTGGGGGCGCATCGCCTAGGCGATACAGGACCGTGTAACTGCCCACATGGCGGAACATTCGCTACGACGGGCGGCAGCGGGACGGTATTCATCAATGGACGAGCAGCTGTGCGAGTAGGGGACGCTACGACCTGCCAGACCTGTGGCAAGGGCGGCAGCCATACTACTGGCAGCGGCAATGTATTCATAGGAGGCTGACCATGTCTTTCTTATCGAATGTGGCGGGGAGCTACAAGAACACTGTCAACCGCAACATGAAGAACTTGGCAAGCGGAATCATGGGGCAGCTTCGCGGCAAGCTTTCCTCCTGGGGATTCTCTATGCCGATTGGATGCCTTGGCGATGTGATGTTTACCGTGTCAAGCCGTGAAGTGCGGACATTTCGCGACATGAAGCGCACGACAAAAGCGCGCTATGCCTCACATGAAATCATCGGACAGAAGCCTATTCTTGAGTATATCGGCCCAGACGGAGAGGAAATCACGTTTTCCATGCAGTTTCACGCCGCGCTGGGAGTTTCACCGGCTGACGAGACAGAGAAGCTAAGAGAGATGTGCGAGAGCGGCGAGGCCGTATTTCTCGTCATCGGCAATCATACTGTCGGCCAAAATCAATGGGTAGTGGAAAGCGTAGGGGAAAACGTGGACACCGTCGATAATTGCGGCCGCATCATAGTCACCCAGGTAGATGTAACTATCAAAGAATATGTACCTTCGACGTTAAGCTAGGAGGGTGAGCATGGAATTTGATATAACTGACGAACTCGGACCAATAGATTTTGCTCCTGACAGCGAGAACAAGGAAATCCTGCAGAATGTCAAAACCATATTGACAACGTTGAAAAGAACGGTTCCGATGGACCGGGACTTCGGTATAGACGGAGACATTATAGATCTGCCCATTGCAGCCGCTCAAGCGCGGATGACAGCGGAAATCGTGTCGAGCGTGCACAAATTTGAGCCACGGGCGGCAGTAACCTCAGTCAATTACGAAGGCAAAGAAATGGATGGTACAGTCACAACGAAAGTGAGGGTGAAGATAGATGGAGCTTAAGAAATTGCCTGATTTGACCTTTGCTGAAGCTGATGCTGATACCGTGGATGGAAACGTACTGACAACGGTCGAGGCCCTGCTGGGACGCACCCTGGCCAGAGCAGATCCGCTGCGGCTATTCCTGCGCGGCATCGATGCAATCCTGATACAACAGCGACTGCTGATCGACCAGGCGGCAAAGCAAAACCTGCTGGCATATGCAACCGGGGATAACCTGGACCACATCGGCACACTAGTCGGCACAGACCGCATAGCTGCTACATCTGCGACTGTAACACTGCAGTTCACATTGTCGGCCAAGCGCGATACAGCGACAATCATACCGTCTGGCACGCGTGCAACAGCCGGTGATGGTGTGCTGTTCGCGCTCGATGACACAGTCGTCATAGCGCAGGGGGATACTACAGCCACCGGACGCGCAACATGTACCAGCATTGGTGCAACCGGCAATGGATACGCGCCGGGAGAAATCAAGACCCTGGCTGATCCGGTTGCATTCGTCGCTAGCGTCACCAACACGACCGCAAGCGCGGGCGGAGCTGACACGGAAGACGATGATGCATATCGCGAACGTATCCACGAGGCTCCTGAGAAATTCTCGACAGCTGGGCCGTCTGGTGCTTATGAATACTATGCCAAACAGGCCAGCGCACTCATATCGGATGTAGCGGTAGAGAGCCCTGCACCTTGTGAAGTGAAAATCTACCCGCTGCTCACAGGCGGAGAGATACCAGGGCAGGAGATATTGGACACAGTAGCAACGGCACTGAATGACCGCACCATACGGCCGCTTACTGACAAAGTTACAGTATCGGCGCCCACGGCCGTGAAATACAATGTCACTCTTACGTATTGGATAGACCGCGACGATGCTACCGAAGCAGCTGAAATACAAAAGGCGGCAGAGCAGGCCATAAGTGACTTTGTAAGTTGGCAGAAAGAACGCCTGGGGAGAGATATCAACCCGACGGAGCTGTACTACAGACTGAGGACAGCCGGCGTAAAGAGAGCCGAGATAACTGAGCCTACTGCGACCACTGTCACAAGAGAGCAGGTGGCCATCGCTGATAAGATAACGGCGACATTCGGAGGGCTTGAAGATGCTTAAAGCAATTCAGAACGTGAGCCTGCTGGATATCCTGCCGGATAATATATTGGCTGATGAGCAAGTAAATGCTGCGGCAAGAGCACTCGATCGCGAGCTGCAGTCCGTCACAGCAGCTACGGTTGAGACATTGCACCTGCCAAGGATTGACGTGCTGCCGGAAAAAGTGCTCGATCTGCTGGCCTGGCAATGGCATGTAGATTTCTACGAGCCGATTGGCATGGATATCGCTACAAAGCGCAGCCTCATAAAAAATTCAATCGCATGGCATCGGATGAAAGGCACACCGGCTGCAGTAGAGGCCGTTGTATCGGCGGCGTTCGACAAAACTACTGTAAAAGAGTGGTATGAATACGGCGGCAGCCCGGGATATTTCAAAATCATCACCGAAGATGTGACGACTGAGAAAGACAAGCTGGATGCGATGCGCAGAGCCGTGGACACGGTAAAGAATACGCGATCATGGCTGGAGAAGATAGAGTTCATCCTGCATCTGACTGACAAGCTCAACCTGAGCGGGAAAGCATCACTCAATGCAATACTGAATGCCATCGAGTTATATCCATGGCGCGGCAGGTATTTTGATGGAACTTGGAACTTCACGCCAGCACTATCACATGATGGAACACGCACGTATGATGGCGCGTGGAAGTATGATGGCATCGCAACTGGAGAAGAGGACGCCAGAAATCCGCGGCTCTGGTTCACCGGCGAGCGGAGCTTCACTGGCAGCTGGGATTTCTCGCTGAGCAAATCGTCGCGGAAAGTACTGTTTGACTCGTTTGAGACAGATCAACTAGCAATACTCACGCCGAAGTTCATAATGTCGGATGGCTATGACGTGCTGCTGGACTTCCATTCATCCGTCAGGAAATATGATGGTACGTGGAAATTCGGCAGGGCTGGCGTGCGTGACGAAAGCGACATTACTGCAAGTGTTCGGGCGGCCGACCACGTGGATGCGCGTGAGGACACCGGGACGTACATGCGAACAGCCATGGATGATGTATATCCGCTAGCCCGCATCAGGAAGATGGACGGCACATGGAAATACCGTGCGCCCTCTACGTTTGACGGAGAGCTGTGGTTCGGCAGTGAAGCCGCATTCAATGGGCTCCCATCGCTGCCGGAACCGGTCGAGGAGCCATCGTTGCTAGATGGCAGGTGGCGGGCGGATGGCACAAGGAACTTTGATGTGCCGAGCCCGATAGCTGAATTTGATGCAGATGAAGACCGTAATGATGTTCTGACGCTTTCGCATGCCTTCCGGCCGGTGAAAGAAACTGTCCGTACAGAGGAGCGGGAGGATACAAAAACAGAATGCCTGTCAGGGGACCACCTGCCGCGCATGATATTTGACGGACGAGTGGCGATGAACGGTACATATAGGCACGATGCCGCATATGTAGAAACATCGCGAAGCAAGATTTCGACCGGCATCAGTGATGAGCTGAGACATGCAGCGATATTTGATGGCAGCATGGACTTTACAGGTGGGCTTTTGGCCGGAAAACCCGGACCGGACGAAACCTGCGAGATGACTGTTTCAGAAGGCAGATGGTTCACGGGGCGGTGGCTGTTTGACGGAGACACCGACACGCGGCACGCTGGCGGATACAACTTCGATGGCAGCGTGCTATATGGACGGAAGCGGCGCGAAGCCGCAGGGCATGATGGGTCCTATGGATTTGATGGCTCCCACGGATATCGGTGGGAACAAGGAACATATGAGCAATTCGTGAAAGGAGCAGCGTAAATGGCTATTGAGATGAAAGATACAGCCCCGCGGCTGCGTGGAGCTGTAGAGCTGAAAATCTACAAGAATGGCGTGCTGAAGGAGGTGGATCATGATCACAATCTGATTGTCATGGCTGGCCGCACGAAGCTGGCACGACTGTTGGGCGGCGGATATGCAGGACATATCGACCGCATAGGCGTCGGAACGGGGAGCGCCCCGGCGGCTGATGGCGACACCGGCCTGACCGGTGCGGTCTATATCCCTGTATCAAGCGCCGAGTACAGTGCAGGGAAGGTGAGATTTAACTTTACAATAGGCACCGACCAGGCGAACGGTCTGGCTATCAGAGAGCTCGGGCTGTTCTTTGGAGACGGCACCATCTTTTCCCGGCGCGTTCGCAAGAGCGTGATCGGAAAAGAGAACGACATCCAGATTACCGGATACTGGGAAATCTATCTGTAAGGAGTGACCAAAATGGCAAATTTGAGTGAGACAGCAAAATGGGAAGATGGAATCTTCCAGATTGAGACGACGACACCGGCGCTGGGCGGTGCGGATGGCCCCGTGAACACAGCCCCGCGTCAGCTGGCGAATCGTACGCAGTACCTGAAGCAGCAGACGGACAAGCTGAACAGCGCCGTGACGGCAGCGGCTGGCAGCGCTGGCAGCATTGATGCACGCTTCAAGGCTGTTGAGAAAACATCGGCAATGGGCGACTTCACGTACAACGGCATGACAGGCGCTACGGTACCACATAGCATCGGGCATACGAATTACAGTGTATATGTTACGCCGTCGAAGACGACTGGGGGCGACCTCGGTGATGTATATGTAGACCGCGCGAAGAACAGCTTCACGGTCTACAATTCGGGCGGCTATACCGGTGCCGGCCGTTATCAGATTACGCATTGATGAAGGAGGACGAACATGTTTAAGTATCTTGACAAAGACGGGCGGAACGCTGAGTTCGCTATCGACTCTGAGAACCCGGCTGTACTGAAAATCGGCGCATACGAGTTCGAGGGGATGAAAATACCGGCTCGTGATATCGACATGACGCCATATCAAGGCAAGATGGTGCGCATCTACATCGAAAAAGACGGCAGCTATTCGATGGACTACGGTACGCATGAGTGGCTGCTGGTTATGGGCATAGTACCGGAAGTCACTTATAAAAACGTGGCTGACGGAACGGACGAGAATGGACAGACACGCATGAAGCAAGAGGAAGTACCCATCGACTTGCATGACACTGAGCTTACTGTATTTGCACTGCCAGAAACGGAGGATTGACAATGTATAACATTTCGAAGCTGTCGCTAGCAGCACTGCGCGAGCAGATCAACGCACAGACGCGGACGGTAGAGTTCCAGACCGATGATGGAGCCGTGACGCAGATGGTATATGTACCGAAATTCACGGTGCCGGCTGGCATTTTTGAGAACGGCGCATATCCGAAAAAGGACATGAATCTTGGCGGTTTCTTCATTGATAAGTACTCGTGCAGTCATAAAAAAGCGACGGCTTTCACGCGCGGAATCGGTGACGGGGCATCTATCACCAGCGATGATACGACGAATATCCCGGTGTCTCTGCCCGGGAAGGTCGTGTGGACGCAGATTGACTGGACGAATGCAAAGCAGGCATGCGCGAACCGCAAGATCAACGGACAGGCATGCCACCTTGTAACGATGAAAGAATGGGCCACGGTCTGCTTCTTGGCGAAGCTCATGGGACATGATATCCGCGGGAACAACAGCAACGGCCACGATTATCGTGACACGAACGACTGGCAGCACAACGCGGTTCCCGATTCCACACAGCCTGGGCGTGTGCTTTCAGGAACCGGCCCTGTGTCGTGGAGCCACAACGGTCTGGCGAGTGGCATTTTCGACCTTGTCGGCGGCGTGTGGGAATGGCTCGATTTCACAATCACGGATGGCGTGTACACGCACAAGAAGAAAGCGCTGATCAACGACAGCGACGGTATCACTGCCGCAGATAAGACGATCACGATTGATGGCATGGAAAATGGCGATACGTGGCCGGCAGCGGGCACCATCCAGATTGAAGATGAAATCATCACGTACAGCACGATCAATTACCAGGGCAACGGGAAAGCTGTGCTCAGTGACTGCACGCGCGCCCAGCAGTCTACGAAGGCTGCTACCCATGCTGACAATACAACGGTCTACCAACTGACCAAGTACTGCATAACGCCTGGCGGCGCCACAGCGTACATCAGTAACTCTGCTGGTCTGTCGACAAGTGATACAGCAATTGTCTACACGGATCTGCTCAACGGCCCTGGCAACAGCGGGTTTGCCGTAGGCGATACGATCCAGGTAGAAAACGAGCAGATGAAAGTGACGGCAGTCGTATCGAACACGCTGACTGTAACGAGAGCTGTGAACGGCAGCTCTGCCGCGAGCCACGCAAAGGGCGTTGCAGTTGCAAAAGTATCAACGCAGATGGATAATAACGATCCGTCGAACGACGCTTGGCAGTTCGGACATCTGACCACGATGCGCACGGAAAACGATTTGGAGTGCATGGCGCTCCCGAGCCTGGCCAACCAGCAGACGGATGAGTGGAAGGACGGCTTCTGGATCCGCAACCACGGTGTGCGTGCCGCTCTACGCGGCGGCAGCTGGCTCGACGGCGCCAATGCCCGTTCCGGCTTTGCTTTGTACCTGAGCGGACTTCCGTCGGATCGGTGGGTCCACATCGGGTTCCGCGCGGCTTTGTCGCTTGAGAATCTGTAATCTGACAAGCTGATAATCTGATGTCCGGGCGATAGCCCGGACAAAATCTAGGAGGCTACATGCTGCAAGAATTAAAAATCAAGCAGAAATGCGAGGACATGATTGTTTATGCATATACAGCGTTGAGACAGTATCCACGCGCTGAGAAATACGGAATGGCTGCAGATACGAAAGCAGCTATGTATGAGCTTTTGCGACTCATCATTGTATGCAACAAAAAGTATTACAAGAAGACGACGATGCAAGAAGTCGATACCCAGCTGGATATCATCCGCAGCTTTGTCCGAATGGCCTTCAAGATGCAGTATATCAACTTTCATAAATACGAGGTTTGGACCGCGCGCTTGGACGAGATCGGCCGGATGATCGGCGGATGGGCGAAAGCGCAGCGAGACAAATAAACAGGGGCTGGCCTGTGTGCGTGTGCGTGCCGCTCTACGCGGCGGCAACTGGAACAACGGCGCCAATGCCCGTTCCGGCTTTGCTTTGAACCTGAACGAACTTCCGTCGAATCGGTGGATCAACAACGGGTTCCGCGCGGCTCTGCCTAACCGTTAAGAGCTTGCCACCTACTGGGTGTCAAGATAGAACTAGGCAAAGGAGGCCAGGCCCTTCTTGGGAACAGGAGAAATAGGAACCAGTGCGTCAGCTTAGTACGTAGAGAGGCGGAAAAGTTGGCGCACTACTTTTATATATGAAGACATACAATAATTTATTTACTCAGATTTATGATTATCAAAATCTATATCGAGCTTTTCTGCTTGCACAACGACGCAAACGAAGCAAAGCAGATGTGCTGGACTTTGAGAGCAACTTAGAATCAAATCTCTGGGATATACAGAGTGACTTGATTTACAAGACGTATCGGCCAGGGAAATATAAAACATTTTACGTCTATGATCCCAAAACGAGACTGATCATGGCGGCACCATTCCGTGACCGTGTAGTGCATCATGCTTTATGTAATATTATCGAACCGATATTCGAGCGGCGTTTCATTGATACGTCATTTGCGTGCCGAGTAGGGAAAGGAGTGGATGCCGGTGTAGATAAAGTATCAGCATACCTGCGAGAAACACAACGAAAGTACGGCCATATGTATTGCTTGAAATGCGATGTGAGAAAATACTTTCAGTCTATTGATAAAAGAATCTTGCGGAGAATCGTATTCAAGAAAATACGGTGTAGAGAGACCAGATGGCTTATCAATGTCGTGTTAGACAGCACGGACGGAGAGCGTGGCATCCCAGTCGGGAACCTACCAAGTCAATTATTTGCTAATGTATACTTAAATGAGCTAGATCATTTTGTGAAAGAGCAGCTGCACGCAAAATACTATGTTCGCTATATGGATGATTTTATAATTCTGCATGAGGACAAGAAGTATTTGCATGCATTGCTAGAAGTTATCACAGAATATTTGAGCGAACGGCTTGACTTGGAACTCAACAACAAAACGTCGATATTTCCCGTCAGGCATGGGATTGATTTTCTCGGTTATCGCATTTTCATTGGACACAAACTCTTACGCAAGAGATATATCAAAAGGACGAAACGCATGATCAAGCATTTCGAACGGGAATACAAGGAAGGAAGAATGCGACCGGATTATATCCAACAGGTCTTAGCGTCATGGAATGGCAGAGCGAAGAGGGCAAACGTGCCAGTCTTGCGTGGAGAGATAGCGAAACAGGCATGGATGTCATTTGGAATATACCTATTTGATTAAAGAGGTGATGGTATGGTATTTGGTGATGCGCTCGAAAGAGCGAAAGCAGGTCAACACATCACGCGATCAGGATGGCCATGGCCCGACCGCGTATACACAAGCTACACGGATGACATGCAACCGTATCTTATGGTCGACAATGGCGAGCGTGAGCCGATTCCGTATACTGCGACGGATGTCGATCTATTTGCGACTGATTGGGAGGTGATACAATGCGGAAAACAGTGATAGTAGTGGCACTGCTGATGATTATCTTTAGCGCGAATGTATCAGCAGCGGACGCTAAAGAGTTTACGTATGGCACGATAGGTGTCGATCGTTTCGCACACGTCGGATGCTCTTATGTGATTGCAGATCAGCTGCATAGAGCTGGCATGAATAAATTCTGGGCTGGATTCACAACGCTGGCGATAGGAGCGGCAAAAGAACAATGGCTTGACGATCACTTCGACAAAGGTGATTTTGCGGCAGATTGCGCAGGCGTACTGGCGTGGCGTATCAAGTTTTGATGGAGGGTGACACTATGGAAGCATCTCAGCTGATCGCTGTAATGACAGGGGTACTATCAATCGTGACCGCAATCGTCAAGGTAGCAAGCTGGGCAGGAAAGACATATCTAAGTCCAATCGTCGATGGGATAAGGGCTCTGAATCGCAGCATCGACGACATGAAAATAGCGTTGAACAAACAGCTTGAGAGAGTCCATGCGCTTGAAATACACTTGCAAGCAGTCGAAGATAGATGCAAGTCCAACCAGCACAGGATTGATGAGATTGAAGGCATACTGGCCAAATCAGGAAAGGGGTGAACGCATACATGGTGAGCCACATGATAGAGATCATAGCAGGAGCATTCCTGCTGCTATTCGCGTTCTGGACGGTCGGCTATTTTGCGAACGCGCTGTACGGATACCACTTCGAGATCAGGTCATGTTGGGACGGATTCGCGACGCTGGGCGGAGCTGGTGTATTGTCTATGATCAAATACATCATGGATAGCTGGAAAAACAGCGAACAGGGATGCCGGCCTTATGATGATGCAAAAGGAGGCACGCATGAAGAGAAACGAAATGGACAGCCTGGCTGAAGCGATTGCGAGCGGAATCACATCTACTCAGATATACGGGGCATACAACGAGGTGCACTGCGCTGAAAACGAAGACGCCCTGGCGCTAGGCATAAGCAGCTGGGAGAGTGCCGAGGCCGATGAGCTGCTGGACAGAATTGGCGATGCTAAATTCTATGACCGCCGATATAGCGAATTGTCAGAATCAGATAAATCGGAGCTATCGGCCTTGCTGAACAGCAGGCAAGGTAGAAAAACACAGCAAGACAAGCTGCTCGAGGATTGCCAGTTCTACATACGGGAGCTTTCAGACATCGAGCTAGACCGCCCGTGCATCATATATGCCGGTATGTGGTGCCCGATATCGAGCCTGTACGTCAAGACATTCCTGGCGAAACATAGCAGGGCGATGGAGGAGCTGGAGACGATGCACGAGGCATTTCTGAGCGATTTTGCCAGTGAGATATATGCACCATATGACATGCATGAAACCATACGGGCGAACGCCAAAAAAATACATGACTATGTAAGGAGCGAAGCAATATGAAAATATTCGACATCTCGGACTGCAACCCGGACAACGTAGTAGAAACCTGCATTGCAAACGGCGCTGACGGCATCATACTGAAACTCGGAGAGACCTTAAGCGGCGAACCGTGCCTTGACGATAAGTTCGTCAAATTCGTAAATGAAGTAGTCGCCGCTGACCTGCCTTATGGCATCTATTATGTCAGCCATGCGCGAGATATGGCTAAGATGATGCAGGAAGCACAGTGGATCAACGACATGGTAGCTGAGTACCTGAACGGCCAGGAGCCGCAGCTCGGCACGTATTGGGATATGGAAGTACCGAACGTCAAACGGGATGATGTGTGGCCACAGCTGCGCGACGCGATTGGTACGATGCAGGCTTGGTGGAACTCGCAGAACATCGGTATCTATGCCCAGTACAGCTATTACACGGACTATATCGACCTGGATGAACTGGCCAGCTACCAGATACCGGTCTGGGTAGCTCAGTACGGCTACTACGAAAACAGCTTGAAAGCTGAGTATCCACAGCTCAATCACCGCATGTGGCAGTTTACGACACACGGCGAAACGCTGGATGAAAGCGTCTGGTACGACTGAGGAGGGAAGAACATGGCCAAAATAGAATCAGCAATGGCATGGCTGAAAGCGAACTGGAAAGCGGCGCTTGCCGTGCTGGTCAGCATCATCGCTATCGCTTGCATCGCCGGCATTGTTGCTCACCGTAGCCAGCAAATAGATATTGTGGACACGCAAGACACTGGCTCCACAGTAAGCACTGACGCGGTAGATAAAGCGCTGCCACAGAACAGCAAAGGCGAAAACGCTGACGCAGTGAAACGAATTGAGCGAGCGAAAACGCAGTATGCCCCACAGTATCACTACTATACGTATGACCAGAGCACCGCCGATCAGGCTGCCAAGCAGTATGCTCAGAAAGAGAAAGCGGATGCCATCATAAAAGACACCAGCTCGGCCAAAGAGATTACAAACGGCTCGGAGCAGAAAAACGATGACCGCCCGAAAGTTATAGAAAATAATTATTACGCGATACACAACGACAAAAAACACGGCATAAGCATCGGCACATCTTATGTGGACAACGATGCGTATATAACTGCTGGATATCGTAACCGCCGCACGACGTTGACGACTTATATCAGCCCGGATGAGCATAAAGCCGGAGCTGGCATATCATACGAAATCGCCGCGTGGTGAACCATGGCCCCACCCGTATAATCTCGGGTGGGGCTTTATTTTTTACCTGCAGGAGGAGCCATGAAGAAGAAATTCTCAAGCAAGGCTATACGGCAGATGGAAACCAACGCAAACCGGGGAACCTGGTACAATCTTGTGAAGCTGGAAGAAATACCGGTATTCTCTCAATGGCTTCATACGAAAGAATGGCAGACTCAATCCCCGGACGCAGGCGAAGCAATGCGGGCCTACAAAGATGGATGGACAATAACCGTGGGCTATGATGGACATAGGACAGAGTGCAGACGCCTTGTGATGGCGCTATGGCTGACCTATGAATGCTTCACAAAATAAGAGACAGCAAAAGCCCGTAAAGCCTTTATTTTTAAGGGCTTACGGGCTATATTTTTCGCAAATTATTCATCGAAAACGATTGACAATACATCTAATATGATGTATAATAAATACAGAAATTAAGAAAGGAGGATGCGGATGGCAAGGAAAAATAAAAGGTCCAAGCTACTCAGACAGATAAGCAAATTGCTCTTAGCGCTTGCATCAGTGATAGAAGCAATAGCCCATCTGATTGAGAGCTTGAACCAGTAAGCAAAAGCCGGGAGCCCGCGAGGGCTCTTGGCAATAAGAATTATATCACACATCCGCAAAAAATAAAATGAGCAAGACAAAAGCATTAGAGGTGCTGGTTATCATTTCAATAATCGGCGACGTGGCGGCTCGCATGTCGGGACTAGGAGCCAGCTTTGCGCTGGCAATCACGCAAGGAGCACTAGGCATCATGCTCTTTGCTGACCTGTACAAAGAGTGGAGGGAGAGCAAATGAATGTTCTAGATGAAGTCATGACGGCGGCAGAAGCGGCTGAACGCTGGGGAAAGTCGAGCATTACAATCAGGCAGGCCTGCACTGGCTACAAGAAAGCACCGCCACGGTTCAAACCAGACGAGGCACGGCGATCAGGCGCGACATGGCTCATTACCCGGGCGGGCATGGAGCGCGTGTTCGGCCCAATTGAGAAAAAGCCAAGTGATTAACTCAACGGTACATTGGTGATGCAATGTACGTTTCAGCTCAGCAGCCGCAAGCAGAGCGAGAGAAAGAACTCTATGAACTGGAGCACATGCACGATCACGACAATGAATAAGCCATTGCCGGCTGTGAAAAAAGCCCGCTCCCATGCAGGAAGCGGGCCTTTTCATGCATCGTACTGGAAGGAATGCGTCATACCGTTCCGGAAGGTGATTTCCATGACTTTGCCATCCTTGCTGATGATGCTTGCAACGACAGAGTTGATAAAATCCTTGAGAGCCGGGCGGCCGACGTCGGTAGAGAGCTGTTGGACATCGATGCGCCGATCTCGTAAAGCTTGCTGTAGGAGCAAGGAGGAAGCCTGGAAGACGAGCTGCTCATCCGAAAGCGTGGACGTGAATATCGAATCCTGCTGGAGGTGATTCAGTTGCTCCTGACAGGCATCAATCTTATCTGATATCTGATGCTTCCTGAGCAGATAATCTTTTTGCGACATCGGGGCGTCAGCGAAAAGGAATAATTCATTCAGGCGCTGGAGCGCGCGCTCCTGTTTTCGAATCTCAGCAATCAGGGACGCCTTTTCTTTCGATGGCTTTTTGTTCTGCCGATCATGTTGCGCGTCGGGATAGATATGGACACCGGCCTGCGCAAGGAGCAAGCGGCGTAATGCAGAGAGAGAAGCCGTATCACGGACATGCAGCCCTTGGAGGCCATCCGCTAGGACATGCTCGATTTTCTGTTCACTCATGGACGGCTTGAAGATTCTTTTGAGATATATCATATTGCTGATATACCGGAAGACGAAGTTGCCGACTTCTGAATCATATGTGAATTTATTGGGGCAATTCTTGCGCTGGCGCTTGCTGCCGCAGACATATATGGACGGCCGGTAACCATCCGCATGAGGAACACCTTGTGATGCGACCATTAAGGAACCGCAATAGCCGCAATGGATAAGCCCGGCAAAGATATGAGTGTGTACACGTTGCGCGTGCTGACGACCGTGCCGCTTGGCGTTTTTTGCAAGCCAGCGCTGGCAGTAGTCGAATTGTTCTTGTGTAACCAGTGGGGGATGGTGATTTGGAACCAGCACCCATTCCGACTTGTCCTTGAAGCTGAATGTCTTTTCGGATTCGTCGCGGTAGTTGTAGCGCATGATTCCGAGATAGAATGGCGATGTTAGTATGATATGGCAGGTGACTGCACTCCATGCATATCCGCGTCGCGTCTTCAATCCCTTCTGATTAAGAGCATTAGCGGTATACTGCAAAGACTTCAGCTCGGCGTATAATTCGTAAATCTGGCGAACGACGGTGGCCTCATCCTCACGGATGGAAAAGGTCTTGCTCGCCTTGTCGTAATGGTAGCCGTATGGCACACGGCCGCCATTCCACTGCTTATCGGCAGCTCTGGAAATCATCGTTGCCGTGACGCGCTCACTAGTCATATTGCGCTCGAGTTCCGCGAACACGAGGATGATCTTGAGCATGGCCTCGCCCATCGCGGTCGACGTGTCGAACTGCTCGTTCTTGCTGACGAACGTCACGCCGAGCTTCTTGCACTTGGCATACATTGTCGCGAAGTCGAGCAGGTTGCGGCTGATGCGGTCGATTTTCCAGACGAGTACATGCGAGAACTCGCCGCTCCCGATCCGCTCCATCATCTCCTGGAACGCCGGGCGGTCGGTATTCTTGCCGGAGTATCCGGCATCCTCGAAAACCTCATAATCCTCGATACCTAAAACATATCTGGCATAGTTGATCATATCCTGCCGCTGCATCGGCAGGGAATCCTTGTCCACCTGATGAACCGTGGACACGCGGCAGTAGATTGCCGCCTTCTGTGCTCTTGGCATAGAGCTGCCTCCTCTCGGAGACTGGCAGATGTATCTATGCTCATTGTACCAGAGCCACAGCCGGCCACGCGTTCGCCGATGCGTGCGTTATTGTAGTCAGCTATGCTAAAATATTGGCAGAGGAGATGATGGACATGGATAAATATGTCATGATTGTATTGCTCTTGGCGCCGGGTTTCATTGCGAGCAGCGTGGCATTTCTCCTGCACGCCTTCCCTGACAAGGGGAACGAGGTGAGGAATATCATGCGCTATTTCACCTACAGCCTGTTCGCTCTTTTTGCTACGGCGGTTGGCGGCCTGGCATTCGGATTCTATGACAGCGCAGATACAGTGCCGGAAATATATGGCCGGTTCGCCCAAGCAGGCTACTCGTTGAAGTTTGCGGCCATGCTGATAATAGCCAGCGCTGCAACCGGGGCAGTATGGCCGCTATTCGGGAAGCGGGCGGCCCTATGGCTGGCAAACAAGACCAACGAGATGACCGGGCAGAACTGCGTATTCCCCGATGGACGGCTTCTCGATGACATGCTCGATGATGGAGCCCATCACTTCATAGTCATAGAGAAAAAAGGGGAGACCATCGCTATGGGACTATATAACGGCCTGAGCGAACCTGCATCCGACGTGACTGAGCTATCCGTGACGGCCTACCCAGAGTATCGTGAGGCGTTCGAGCAGGCACAGGCGTCTGATGAAGACAGTCCGCTCAAGCACCTCAAATACGTCTACACTCAGTTGGAGAACGACATCGTCATCCGCGAATATGATTTTCCAAAAGAGTGGTTGAACACGGGACTAGATGCCACAACGGAGCGTGAGTGAAATCATCTCTGCTGCGGCTTGGATGGCGGTGGGGGAGGCGCCTGTCGGCTGCCACCTCCAGAGGCATGCGTGCCACTTGGCGGAGGCGGAGCTGGTCGGCGAGATCCTCCTCGTTGTTCGATTTGATTCATGATATCCTTCCTTTCACAGTTGCCTTCGGGCAGATTTTCATCAAGAGGAGATGATGGACATGGATAAATATATCATGGCGGTCCTGATGTTGCTGCCTGGCTTCTTGGCGATCAACACAGCGGAGAAACTGGGCACGACACACACGAAGAGAACCGGCGTAGCGCTGGCGCTCGAATATGCCACGTATACCGTCGTGATATCGCTCATTACGATGAGCGTGAGTCTGCTATGGGCGGGCGGCGCGACATTGAATCAGATTGTCAGCGGCGAGATGCCGCTTTCCTTCTACGTGGTCATGATGCTCATCTCAGCCATCACCAGCATAGCATCCGGCGCGGCGTGGTCGCTGTTCCTGTCTGACTGGATACTGGATAGGTGCAACATGGTCAACGTGGCACGCGGGAGGAACATCCGTTGGGAGGCCGGCAGCCTGTTTCATCACTTGTTCAATGATGGGCGACCTCATTTCCTCATCGTCCGGAAAGACGGGGAAGACATCGCCATTGGGTTCTTTGATGCTTGCGGTGATCCGCAGGACGAGAGGAGCGAGCTATCACTCGTAGAGTTCCCAGAGTACCGGGAGGAATGGGAACGCGTCAAAAATGGCGAAAAGGACTCTTACCTCTACATTACGAAGCAGAAATACGTCGACGTGTCCAGCGGGCTGGTCATCACCGAAACCGAATACCCGCCGGAATGGCTCAATGGCGATCCCGTGAAGGCTTCGAGGGAGCCTGCGAAGGACGGGACGGCGGCGAGCTCGGGCGCGAAGGCTTGCTAGGGCGCTGATATCCGCCACGATACTCAGGCTCAGGATTTCCGGTTTTATTCATGGTATCACCTCTTTTCACGGCCGCCTTCTGGGCGGCCTTTTTTTGTTGCCAGAGGCGCGGATCGGGGCGGATCAGGTTGCCGTGTCTTCGATCTGGGGTGCGGTGTAGCTGTGCTCGCGGTCGAGGGTGTCGAGGACGGCCTGCTTGCCGCGTGGGTCGAGCTCGTGGTATTTGCGCAGGAGCTCCCTGTCCTGGGGCGTGAGCGGCTGGCTGGCCGTGGATGGCGCGGGCGGCTGGCTGGGGGCAGGGTTGTCAGTCTTATCTAGTAGATAATCTGTACTGACATCGAAATATGATGCAATTTGTTTGATGAGGTCGTTTGTCGGCATATTTTTTCCACGTTCCCATAGGCCGACAGCTTGTTGAGACACGCCTAAAGCTTCTGCTAGCTTCGATTGCGTTAAACCAGATTGCTTTTTTCGTAGGGAGCATAACTTTTGAGCAAACATAGTATCAATCCTTTCTACAATCATGTTACAACTTAGACTTGTAGAAATAAACGAAGCTAAACTTGTATTTTTCTATTGACAAATACAAGCACTAATTGTAATATATAAATACAAGCTGAGATTGTTCAAAAAGAAGGTGAGACCATGAGAAGAGAAAAGTTAATCGAATATCGCGGCAAACGCACACAGGCATATATGGCAGGAAAGTATGGCGTTAGCCAGCAGGCTTGGTGCAAGTGGGAGAATGGTGAGAGCAAGCCCGGAGTTGTCATCATGAAACAGATGGAGATAGATAGTGGAATCCCCATGGAGACTCTTTTTTTTGATGTTTTTAACAAGCACAACTTGTCAAATAACTAATCTTTCCCCATCTCTATTGTAGCTGAAAATTCCCGCGCAAGGCTTCGCCGATGCGCAGGGAGGAAGGAAACAGGATATGAACGATACACCATACTACGAAGCCCGCCTGCGGGCGGCTGGCACTATGTCGCGCGGCTGCCGTGGCGCGATACCAAAGAAGAAGCGGAATATGACTTAGATGAGTATGCAGCCATGCATCACATGCGAAAGGAACACTGAAGTAATGAAAAGCACAACAACAAAGAAAATCCCGGAAATGGTGGTTATAACCATTTCCGGGGCAGATGATTCGATGTATCAGGCGCTGCGTAAGGCGGTACAAAAAGAGAACCGCAAACGTGCGGCACGAGGGAACGCCCCTATGCCGTACACAATTAGTTACGTGTCTACGGAACGACCTTCAATATCGCCGCAGTCAACCGAATCGAATAACCCATCTGGATCAACAGCATCGATGTGAATAGCAGGGGGAAGCTCATCATCTTCCTCGCAAATGCTGAAAGAAACCTCTTTATACCCATCATTGCGAAGTTCTTTCATCATTTTTATCACATCAGAAATTTTTACGGCAACAGCCATGAGATACACCTCCTTCCAATAAGCAAATTCAACGACGAATAGGTTTTTCCTGCCGCGAGCTAGCGGCGAAGCCCTGCGCGGGGAGGAGGGCGAGAGGAGCACTGACATGAACGATACACCATACTACGAAGCCCGCCTGCGGGCGGCCGAGCGGGATTCGGCATTCGAGTCCCGGCAGAGCGCAGGAGCCGTCATCGGCATCGGCTCGACGCGCCTCTATCAGATCGAGCGGGGGCTGCGCCTGCCGCATGAGGACGAGGTCATCGTCATGGCAAAGGAGTATGACGCTCCGGAGCTGTTGACGTATTACTGCCAGAACGTATGCGCCATCAGCGCATACTGCAAGAAGAACTGATTGAGGCTGGCAGATGTATCAAGCTATCTCATTTCTGTTACATATGAGAAGGATGGAGACAGCTAAAGGAAGGAACATTCAGAAGATGAAAGAGGACAGATATCAATTCTCCAGCCATCAGCACCATGATGGCATAAAAATGGACATAACCATAAGCACCGATAGGGATATGGCTATGTCCGAATTGTTGGCAGGCTATGCAGCCTTATCTCATGGCGTATATCTGGAGATGGCCAGAGATTTCAACGAACGTAAGCGTTGACTAGCTGCTTTTGCCCACCATAGGTGTCGTAGTCAATCTGCGACACAACAGCTACATTAGTTCCGGCTTGCAGTATGTCGCCGACTTGAACATCTACACCGTAAAGAAATGAAACAAATTGCTGACCATGACTGGAATTGGAAAGCCCTTTGATGGTAGCGACTAGTTCCCCTTTGCGGATGACCTGATATTCCATGAGGTCAAAAGAGAAATCGGCAAAATACTGTTTGGCTGGTATTGGCAGAACGCCCATTAGAATCACCTCCCTTCATCTATTTATTGTAACAGATGGGATGAGAGGGCGGAACCGAGGAGGTAATGACAATGACGATCCACGAGCGGGCGGAGGCCCTGAAGAAGAAGCTGGCGGCGATGGGCATCACATCGGACGCCGAGCTGCAGAAAGCGCTGGAGGAGACGCGCATCGACATCGCGCCTTTCGTCAGCAAGCCCCAGCACGACGGAGAGAAGATAGCGTAAGGAGGGCGGGCCATGAGAGCGATAACCAAAACGCTGGCCGAAGCCGCTTGGGTGGCATTCTACGGCGGGTTCACCAGCTGGCTGATCATCAGAGCACTGACGGAATGAGGAGGAATCCAAAATGAGATTCACCGCAGCAGAGATGCTGGCAGACACTGAGACGGCCAGCAAGAAGATCAACGAGATGCTGAAGGGCGTCGAATACATCGGCGTCGGCCGCGGAATCGGCGTGTGCCACGACCGGCTGACCGCGAATCTAGGAGCCGCGCCGACTTTCGGTGAAGAAAGCATAACAATCGGGCTGAAAAGTGCCGGCCAGACCGTCATGCTCATAACCGTGCGCGCCGATGAGGTGCTGGAGCTGGATGAGCAGAACAAGAAGTGGCACGTCACGAATATGGCAGTCAAGAAATGTGAAGGGAGCAAATCAGAATGACGAAAGTACACAAGACTAACCATCGTACCCGCATGCTGATACGGGCGGCTATGATAAGCGGCATCGGCACAGTGATCCGCATCGTCTGCGACGCCGACCACGACTCGGCACTCAAAGACATCTACACGCCGGCCGAGCTGATGACGGCAGTAGGAGGAGAGATATGAAAGAGTTGCAACAGCTGCTGGATGGCAGACTGCTGAGTGACTGGGCTTACCTGGTGCTCGCAGTCATCGGCATGGCGTTCCTGAGCTTTGTCATAGCATTTCTGTAACAGAGAGGTGAGCACATGAGCCAGAGAAGAAAAATGCGCCGGTCGATGATCCGCGCGATGGTAGCGAGCCAGGTGACGAACCTCGAGGGCGGCCAGCTCGATGCCATGGCCGACGCGATCCAGTCGGCCAGCAAGGTAGCATCGGAAACACGCGCCACGGTAGCAAGACGAGCTGCCGAAGAAGAATGGCAGAAGCTGCAGCCGAAGCTGCAGGCAGAGGCCCGATCCTACGCCACCGGCCACCTGCTGCTGCTGATCCTGATATTTTTCCAGGAGGAAAAGGGCTGGCGGCATAAGCGGCTGACCGACTTCATGCACGACTTCAACACATTCTATGACACGATGGTCAACCAGAAGGTGACGAATGCAGAAATGCTGGAAGCCCTGCAGGAGAAATCGCAGGTCGACGCGATAGCCGAGCTGACGAAACTGCATCAGGAGACCATCGAGACGACAGAGGAATGGTCGCATCGCGTGACCATGGACGACATGAATGACATGGACGGAGGTGTGGCTGATGTATAACTACGACGAAAAGAGGTGCCCCATCTGCGGCATTACATTCAAGCCGGTCACCGGCAGCCAGCGCTGCTGCTCAGTCAAGTGCGCCAAGGTCAGGAGAAAAGAGAAGCAGAAACAGAGCTATGAGCGAACCAAGCCGAGAATGAGCCAGGAACAGCAGGTGAAGCTAGCCAAAGCCCATGCAAAGATGGTCCGACGCGAGACCGAGGCCCGGGCGGCCGGCATGAGCTATGGAAGATACATGGCCATGCTGCGGATGAGGCGGGAAGCGAAATACCTTGCTTTGGTACAAGTCGCCAGCCGCGAGTCCTGATGGGAGAGACGAGGATGAATGACCGGGACAAGCTGGTGAAGACATACTACGAGCACCAAGACAGGCTCAGTCATGGCGAGAAGATAGCTGCGCTGACTGAGATTCATCGTCGCGATGTCGAGCGCTGGGACGA